TAGTCATCATACTGACCATTAGGGAATGCTGCACATTCCTCAATAACTTCCTGTGCCCAGTGTTCGTCTAACGGTGCAAATACATTACCAGATTCAAAGACAGGTGCACAGCTATTTATTCTAGTAAATTTATCCCTACCTCGTGCTGGAACATAGTCTACCACAGGGATTCCTGCACGTCTAAGCTCATGAATTAGTGGTTGTCCTGAAGCTTTAGCTTCAATGATTACGGTTTCCGGTTCCCAGTATTGATATTGCTCTAATGCAACATTCTTGAGATCGGGAAAGTCATACCTGCCTTTTATTGCATCAAGCAGTATTATTGCTTTTTCGTAACCTTCTACCGGCTCAAAGACACCCCAAGTGGTGATGGCAGAATAGTCTGCAGTTTCTTTTTTACTGAATGCAGTATCATAACTTTGAATGACATGAAGGAGTTTTGGTAAAGTGGGTTTATCATAATCTTGCCACCACTCCCGTTTGATGATTGCACCTTCTTCAGAAGTTGGATCTTGCATGTACTGAGCATTCCAATTTTTAGCGGAGATGGAAGCTTTGACCCCCATTAAATCTTCTTTGTTCCAATACTCAGGCCAAACAGGTTCATCATTTGGAAGGATTGCTGGAAACTCAATTAAGTTCCATTGATCTGCTTTAGGTTCAGATTGAGCTTTCAATAATCTTCCTGTTAAGTCATCAGTTGCCCAACGAGTCATAACCACTAAAATTCTTCCACCAGGTTGTAAACGTTGTCTAGGACCAGAGCTATACCATTCATATGCTCTTTCCATAGCAGTATCGGATAATGAATCTTGTTCAGTATGTGGGTCATCGATAATAAGTAAGTCCGCCCCTCGTCCTGTGATAGAACCGCCTACCCCCGCTGCAAAGTATTCGCCACCATGATTGGTCTCCCATCGGCCTTTTGCCTTACTATCCTCTCGCAGTGTAACATTACCAAAGATCTGTTTATACTCCTTGGTGTTCATTAAGTTTCGAACTTTGCTACCGAATCTGGATGCAAGTTCTGCGTTGTGTGATACCTGCATAATTTTTTTCTTTGGATACTTTCCAATATACCAAGCAGGAAATAAATAAGATGCAAATTCAGATTTAGTATGTCTAGGAGGCATGTTGATGATGAGCCTCTTAGCATCACCATCAGCTATATCATGAAACGATTCAGCAATAATTTCATGATGTCCTTTACCTAATTCTTTTGAATCTTTACGATAAATAAAATCTTCCCAAACATTTTCAACGAATACTAAAAAATTATCTTGGCATAATTTTATATATTCTAATTGTTTTTTAAGAATTAAATCTTTGAGTTCGTCTTCAGTTAAATGCTCAATATTCATAAAATTTTATATACCCCCAGGGGCTAGGGGACCCATAAAAAACAAAGGGTCCTTTTTTACAATAGACTAATATAAAAACACTTTCAACTATTTCCATACCGTTTGAAAATTGATTACATGGATGTATATTGCTTTGTAAAGCCCGACCTCTAAAAACCACGCCCAGCACAACGCAACGTTGATTGTAGTTTTTATTAATCTAGTTTATTGGAAAGTATGAGCCTTGCATACGCAAGACGTAGAACGTGGGCGATATTATCGCCCACGTTATTAGATGTTATTCAGTAGTTGTTAGGGTATTCACTAACGTAGAAAATTTACTCAAGATGTTGTTTTTAAACTCATCAACAACAGGGTTGCCATTGTTCTCAAGTATGTGCTTCTCACACTCACCCATTAACAACTGAAACATAATCTCATAATTCAGTTGTCGCTTACCCTCTTTGCTGACAACCATGTCAGCAAGTTGAGTAGGTTTGTTGTCATTGACACGTTGAGCAAGTACTTGGGCAATAGATACTAATTCATTATTCGGCATCAGTTCCCCCAATCGCTTTGTACTCATTGTACTTAATTTCAGTACAATACTTGTAATACAAGTCATTGTGTTGCTCTTTAAAAAGTTTGGTTTCAAACTTTTGTCGCTTTCTTGGTACTCGTTGCAATCCATAACTAACACCCTTCTCATCTTGACCGATTAGCATAACTGCACCTGTCTTTTCAAATGTGTTATTTACATTTTGCATTAACGTGTCTATTTCTTTTAAGGCACGTCTAACTGTTAGCTTCAATTTAGCAACTGCAACTATATCTCTTTTTTCTAGTTGGTTTGCTTTTTTTTGTGCTTTTGTCATTTTACCTCTTTGTTAAATTTACAATCTTATGATTGCAACATCTGTATATATCTCATCAAATCTTATTGCAAGATAATATTTACATCAGTTTAACTTTTTTTTATTTATCTTTTTTTCAAGATGTTTAGCAAAATCACTAAAAGCATTTGTTTCCTTATCTGTTGTAATTGTTATATTCGGCTCAACCTCAAGATTAACCAATCCCCCAAACAGCTCACGCAACTGCCTGACAAATTCCTGCTGTGCGTCAGTACCAGATTTAATCTTGTCGGAACGAGACGAGGCACGAGACGAGGCGAGATTACTCGCCTCGTTTTTAATTTTCTTTACCATGAACAATCGTAGGCAATCTTTCTGCCCTCTTGTAATTGTTTCTTGCACCACTCAATGAAGTCTCTATCCTGTGCCTTGTACTCTTGCACAGCTTCATCTTGCCATTGTTGTCCCCAGAAGAAACCATCATTGGCTTTACAATCTGCATAGCCTTTCTGGTATTGTTCCTCTAGTCTCTTGACGACATCTTCAGTAATCTCAACTCCACCTTGTCCACCATTAAACCCTAATGACTGAATAAAAGTGTTGTGTTCGGCATTTGGTTTTTGTCTATCAAATTCATACGCAAAGAACTGTTGTAGCTTTGCGTGTTTTCTCCAATAGAACTCATCATGCACTTCGCCATTACTATCACGAAGTCCTGCGTATTGGTCTAGTCCCATATCTTTCTCCTTTGTTATTTGGTTAGACTTCTCCCTCTTATCAAATCCCAGAACGACACGCAAGAACTTTTTTTATTTTATTTTTCATTTCAGTCCTGCACCCCCTGAACTTTAGGCAAGACCATTTGCAACTTGTTGTTTCTCAAACGAGGCTTCGCTAGAATTTCCTGCACGCCGTCCAGCTCCTTTTCAATCTCCAGCGGGACCAGTTCTTCTTCTAACGAGAACGAGCTTCTAGAGTAGTCCAACAAACGAGAGGATCAGGACGCCCGTGATGCCCAGCACCCAACTCGGCCAGAGCATCATCGAAACTATGTACAAAGCGAGAAAGCTCAATCGTCATCTCCTTCCTGCAGCTCCTGAGCCCGAACTTCTACAGCCCACCAAACTAAATCATTTACCAGCTGCGCGAGCGAGCCAGGATCCTTCGAAAGGTGTTGCAGAAATTCTCCCTTCTTCAGGCCATGCTGATCCGCGTGCTCGTCTAGCATGTCCCAAATCTCATTCTCATGACGCGCATGGAATGCGGCAGTTTCTGTGTAATAAATAATACCGGCAACGCCCCCACTGCATCCATGCTTGGCAATGTCTGAGATAAGACCCAGCTCTTGGTCTTCATATGCACGAAGGCATTCAGTGATGGTTTTGTGCTCTACCCAACTAGTCGACATCTTGCACCTCCTCCAGGTCATCTTCATCGATTCCTTCGCAGAAGGAAGAGTGATCCCCGGTGTACTCATAAATTTTTCCATCGATAGACTCACCACTTTCATCTACCTTTTGAAAGGTCAAAGAGTGAACTTGTAGTCCGTAAAATTTTTTTACCATGATATCACTCCTGTCCAAGTTAAAGTTAAAAACGCCACCATCATAAAGGTGGCTTCAGGTATAAAGTTATTCATTTGCTCTCCTTAAATTGTGTGGCCGTTGGTGTGAACCGTAAGTTTAGCATTACCTATTACCTATACACACTTTGTTGTCATGGTAACAACGACCACTAGTTCCAGTATTTTAACTGCTCTATAAGGCGGCTACTAAGTAGCGGCAATTTTTGAGCTAGTAGGTTTGCTGTATCACCTAGCGCAGAAGGTTAAGTCTTTTAAATGCATTTCCTAATGCGCAGACCTTACATAAGACCTCATGGGATAAATGTCAAGAGGAATTTTCTATCTTTTCCAAAAAATATTTTCTTCGGTGTTCGGGAACTTCTTGTACCATTTCCTGCACCACCTTCTGCAGACCCTGATTCTTACGCTGCAGGTCGTCCAGCTTTTTGTTATATGAACGAGATTTGTTCTGACTTCGAACGAGATCGAGGGCTTCAAAATCTACTGCCATGTGTTTCTCCTTTTCCTACCACCACCATTACCCATTCGGTGTCCTTTGTCAAATAGAAATTCATCAGCGTCCTGATCCCAGCTCCAGAGTATCCTGAGCTGCAGGGGGGTTCGTCTTGTTCTTCCGAGAACGAGAACGAGGTGCCTGTCAAACGAGAACTGAGCTGCTGGTCCCGTCACCAGGCTACATTAACAAAGAGGGAAAATGTAGCCAGGAAACGAGAACGAGGTTAGCAGCACGGGCCCGCCATGCGTAAAGTATTAACGGTTACCTGACCGTTGTCAAGTAAACGAGAACGAGATTCACGCTGCTCCCGCAGGAGAAGGTTCACCATCTCTTCCTGGATCCGTGGCCATTGTCCGGTAACGAGAAACGAGGCTTCGGGGATCAGTGAACGAGGATCAGTGAAACTGGACACTGGTCTGTAGAGTTTAATACGTCTCTTCGAGACGGGGTTATCCAAGTTCTCATGCAGTATAAATACAACACCACCAGCTTTAATATATCGGTTAATCCAAACTATTTGCCACTTATTTAATTTAGGAAACTTAGAATTATCTGATTTGAGTTCTATCCAAAATACACCCGATTTATGAACACCATGTATATCAGGAATACCATTAATTGTGCTAGATTCTATGCGAGTTAAAAAACAATCTACTAAACCCTTTTTTACTTTTTGCCATAGCAAACTTTCGTTATTTTTATTTGACATTTATTAACTTAACTTTTTAATTTCTTTAATAACTGAATTTGGAATTATTGTAGTGTTGCCAATCGTTTCAATGTCCTTACCATTATCAGCAAATGAATAGTCACCGAACAATCTAGTCACTCCTTTCGACTGACTCAGGAGATGCCCCTTGGTGATGCAGGTAGCTAATTTAGATTTTTGTAGTGCTTCAAACGAAGTCCACGAGCTGTCGGAAACAATATCAAACCATTCTACTGAAACCATAGGATATTTATCAATCTCTGACTTTACTTTTTTAGGTGTTGCTATTTTTTTTCTCATCTACTATTACCTTTACAGTTCCAACTGATGTTAACATTGGATTATGTTTAGCGTTGAATAAAACTAAAAACTCAGACCAACTACTGTTCTTCAACATCTGAGACTTGAGCTTCGATTGTCTTGGCGTTGTATCCTTCGATCTTGTTGGATAACTCTTCCAATTTCTTTTCAAGTTCTTCACGCGACATACCCTCCAAACCACTAACTCTAACTTCCTTACGATCTACATAAGCACCTGCTAATTGTCCTGATCTATATTCAGCATTGATAGCTGCTGCATATTGTTTATCGTCTTCCGCTTTGTTAGCAATTCTTTCTAATCGTTTATATCGTCTGAGATTATCGCTTTCGTATTTTTTAACTTCTTGTTCAAATCTTTGATCATAATATTTTGCAACATGAGGATTTAGTTTTCTATTTAATAATTGTGATGCAGATGATTTAGCTGTGTTATCATTTTTAGCTTGAAACCCTGCTTTCAAATAAGCTTCATGCTGTGTAATATTACCATGTTCCTGCACCATTATCTCCACAAACATTCTTTGTTTAGGAGTTAACTCATGAACAGTTTTTAACTCGTTGCGTTTCATTAATTTAATTTCTTTTTATATTTTCCTGCAAATCTGATTGATTCACCAATCGCTTTAATTGTTGGTGCAATAGATTTTTGCCTACTTGCTCTTATCTTAGCTTTATCTTTTGGATCTTTTAAATACATTGAAATACCTGCTCTCATATCTTCTTTAGCTTGTAACCTTTTTATTTTTTTATCTAAAGGACTCATGTCTTTAGTCCTATAAGAAGTTCCAAAACCCAATCTACGATGTTCTTTTATGGATTTTGCCATTTGATCTCTTTGTAAGTTTTTAGTTTTTTTTCCTAATTTTTTTATGGCAGCTTTAATACCTTTAGTAATTAAACCACCAACAAGATAACCTTTTTTCATCATTATATAAATCTTCCTTTCGATGCTTTTATAACACCACCAAGTTTTTTTCTACCAAATTTTTGAGAAATAAATTTTCTAACTGATTGTGATATAGCTTCTTGGTTAGCCTTACGTTGTTCTTTTGTCATCATTGGTATTTGCATAGATTTACCTTTTTTATCAGATGCATAGGCTTTACCAAATATTTTTGGTCTTGGACCACCTTTTGGTAAGCTTTTAGTTTTTGGAGCTGCTTGATAGGCAGCCTTATCCATAAATTTAGTCGATCTTATTCTTCTTTTGATATCTGATTTAACCAAATCATATGGCACAACTGGGGTTCCAAGCTTTTTTGCTTGCCTAACCTCACCTTTGTATTTTTTATAAGCTTTTTTAAAGGCAGTCTTTGCAGTATTGAATATTAACTTCTTAATCATAATTTCTATTATATAGATTTTTCAAAGTAATTGTAAGTTCCCAAAAAACTTTCGATAGCGTTCCCGCAA